ACGCGGTCTGTGTGCATTTTGTGGCCGGGTACAACAATGATACCGCGATTCAAGAGGCGTTGGATACTTACAGCCCACCTATTGCGCTCGCTACCAGCCCGTCCAATTGCAGCCCGCAAGAGGCGGCGCTCCGCCAAGCTGACGTACCCTTTTGCCTCAAGGTTGCGATTATGATGCTTGTGGACGAGTGGTACGAACACAGAGGGCCGGTTGATTTCAAGGTCGAGGACATACCGGACGGCATCAAGGTACTACTCTGGAGCGAGCGAGTCTTAGACCTCGACACCACCAGACAATAAAGGGGCAAGTATGGTGCATCAACTCACGGCGCGGGGCCGGATGCGCAGGCTTGCGCGGCTGGCCACATTGCCGGGCTCTCATGAGACGGCGGCGGTTGACATTCAAGCATCGGCGGAGTTAAGGGATCATGCCAAGGCGAGACGTAATCCGGGCGGGCAAGCTGAGACACAGAATCCAGCTAATGAATCCGGCCAAGCAACAGGATCAATTCGGCGGCCCGATAACGGCTGACATGCAGACCTTTGCGACCGTTTGGGGCTCGGTTGAAATGGTGTCCGGGCGCGAGCTATACAAGGCTCAGCAGATGGTGGCTCAGGTTACGCACCTCGTTACTATCCGCTGGCTGGAGGGCGTCCACAGCAAAATGGTGGTCTGGTTTTCGGAAGGCTCTCCGGTGATTACGCGCCAATTCCGAATCCTCTACATTGAAAATCCGGATGAGAAGCACCATATTCTGCTGCTCCACTGTATTGAGATTGATGAGAGCGCCTATGAGGTTGCCGGAGGATAGAAATGAAAGATCGGTGGATTTGGTTTTGGGGTTTCGTGATTTGTGCCTGGGCACAACTTGCCGACTTACTTACAAGTCTCCGACTGCCCAAAGGTTTTGTAGAAACGAATCCTTATACCCGCTATCCCAATGGGCAGTTTTGTTTTATTCGAGGTTTAGCGGATAAAGCCCTTGGCCTTATAGTATTCGGCTTATTCTCATTGGGCGTTTATTGGCTCTTTTCCAAAATTGACGCCAGAATTGGCCTGATACTTTCCCTCGCCATTCTTTTTGTTTTCGCATTTTTGGCATGGGAGGCCGCAGCCCATAATCTCTTAATTCACACGGGTTGGTACGTCAATTTGCCATGAACGAAACTTTCACTAACGGCGAATTCACGCTCAGCATGGTAGGCCTGGACGATCTCCAGAAGAAGCTTGAAACGTTTCCCAGGAATGTGGCGCGGAGGCTTTTCCGCGAGGTGCTAATCTTTGCGGCGCGGGCATGGCGAGATGAGATGGAGGCCCGCGCGCCAAAGCTGGAAAGCGTCAAGCTTTCGGAGAATCCTCGCGAGGTTCGGATACCCGGCGACCTTGCCCGGCATATCGGCATGCAGGTCATGGTCAATGCGGACCTCCAGGCAGCGGTCAGAGTGGGTCCGTCCAAGCGAACCTATTGGGGGCTTTTTCAAGAATTGGGGCGGCGCGCGGCGGCGCGGGGAAGCAGGATATTCGGCCGCAAGGGCGGCGGGGCCTCGTACATGAAACCACGCGCCTTTGTCCGGCCTGCTTTTGAGTCCAAATCAGATGAGGTTATCAATCGCCTCGCGGACGGACTCACGATAATTATTGCCGAGGAGACGCGGAAAAATGTTTGAGGCCGGTTTCAATTCTCTCTTGGCGAATAGCCCAGCCATCGCGGCTGAATTGGGCGGCAGCCCGTTTGCTAGGGCGGACGGCGCGAGCGGGGTATTTCCTGAGCAATTGCCGGAGGCTTCCACGCTTCCCGCTTGCGTCTATAACGTGGTCGGGTACCAGAACGTGAAATCAAACGAGGGTACCAACCGGCTGGTCAAGAAGCGTGTCCAAGTGGATTGTTACGGACGCCACTACGGAGACGCCAAGTTTTTGCAAGATGCCATCCGGGAAACCGTACTCAGTTTTAAGGGCACGCTTTCGGATGGCACGCTGGTTTGTCAGGCGTGGCTTAATAGCGAGCTAGATGCTTTTGAGGATGCGCCTTTTCTGTTTTGCGCTGTTTTGGATTTCGATGTCTGGATCATAAATCAAGCTTAAGAGGAGCAAAGAAATATGTACACACAGAGTCATGCTTTCCCAGGCGTTGGGTTAGCGCTTAGTATCGGTACCAACTCCAGCCCGATAACCTATACCACGATTGGAGAAACCAAAAACGTGGCAGGGCCGGATGTCAAGACGGAGACGGCGGACGTTACAAATGTGCAATCTCCGCAGGGCGTTAAGGAATTCAAGCCCACCTTGACGGACCCTGGTGAGTATTCTTTTACGGTCAACTATGTGCCGGACGATGCTGGCCAGGAAGCTGTTTACGCGGCGCTGATTGCTAAAACCGTGTTGCCATTCCAGCTTACCCTGCCCGCGTCATCTTTACAGGGCTCTGAAACGACGCCCGGCATGTGGGATTTCAATGGCATTGTTACACAGTGCAGTTATGATTTCCCATTGGACAAAGAGGCGACCATCAACATTAAGATCAAGGTGTCCGGTGTGCCGTCCTATGTTGCGGCGCACTAAACGCAGGCGCCTTCTTTGCTCCTTTGAGGCTTACCGGGCCGGGCGGCTTGACACCCTCCGGCCCAGCCCACTTTCGGGAAGGGATTAGTCGCGAATTCCCAAGCGAGACTTCTTGGGCCAGTAACCGACTAATCCCTTTCTCGATTTTGCCACCTTGCGGAGGGTATATGCCGAAGATTAGTCCTGCGCTCAAGCGGCGCATTGTGCCCACCGTTTTGCTTGAGTTGGATTTGGCCGAGGACGGCGGTGGCACGATACCACTCAAGCTGAGGCTTTCTTTCGATTTCAATGCTTTCGCGCTCATTCAAGAGCGTTGCGGCCTCGACATGACGGAGCAGAATGTTTGGGCGGCGCTCAATCCTTCTAATGCCTCGGTCATGCTGTGGGCTGCAGTGTTGGCGTGTCATCCTGAGTACGCGGGTGATGAGGGCCTAGGCGTGATCCGCTCCTATATGGACGCGGGCAATTACCTCTTGATAGCAGAGCGTCTGTTTGACGCCTATGTGGCATCCTTGCCGGAGACGCAGCGCAACGCGCTTATGACGGCCAAGGAAAAGGCGCTCAGGGGTGAGCCAAACCCTACTCCGCCTCCGCCTGCGCTACCGGAGATGGCGGAGGAAGTGGCGAGAAGCCTATAACGTGGCTACAGTATTGGGCTATCGCGCGCTATGACCTGGGGCTTAATGAAAGCGAATTTGGCGGATTATGCCCTGCGTCTTTTGATGCGCTGCTCGACCGTAAGCAAGAAGGCGAAAGGCGGTCTTTTCTCCGGGCGGGAATTATCGCGGCGGCCATCTATAACGCTAATCCATTCCGGGATAAGAATACGAAGGCGGTAAGCCCTCTGGATTTTGTGCCGGGTTGGAATGAGCCTAAACAGCAGGGCCTCGCGGATCAAATTGCGGCCATTACGGCGGGTTTTGGCGTAGGTCCGGGCAAGCCGAAGGCCCAGAGGTTGACAAGGCGGAAGTGACATGGCGTTTTCTCTTGGTTCAATTTACGTTGAGTTGGTAGCCAACACGGCTAAATTCTTGACCGGCATGGACAAGGCTTCCGTTGCGGCCAAGAAAACCGGCAAAGACATCCGGGCCGGGCTTGGTAGCGTGGGAGATTCACTGGCCACGCTGGGGCCTGCCGGGCAACGTATCGGCGCTGTGCTTGATAGCGTTGCCAATCGGGCGAGTAATGCTTTTGATGTGGCGGCTAATAAGGGGCGCGGATTCGGCGCTCTTATGGCGGGCTCCGTCCTTGGTGGTATCACTGCGGCGGCGGGCGGCCTGTTAGTGCTTGCCACGCGCGCGGCGGAGGTGGGCTCAAAGATTTACGATGCCTCGCAAAAGACGGGCATCAACGCCAGTCAGATGTCCGGCCTTATGGCGATTACCAAGCAAGTCAACGGGAATTTTGATGCCCTTACTACGAGCCTTGCACGGGCCGGGGCGAATCTTGAGAAAACAGCGGAGAGCGGCGGCAAAACCAATCAAGCACTTTTTCAGATGATGGGCGGAGCCAAGGGTGCGGCGGAGTTGGGCCTGCGTCCGATGGGTGACAGGATTCAAACCGTCTTGAGCCATATTTTCGCCTTGACGGATGCCGGGCAGCGGAATCTGGCTCTTAATCAACTCCTGGGCCGGGGTTGGATGGAAAATGTTGAAACTTTGCGCCTGCTTGCGGAGCAGGGGTACGCTCCGGCCATCGCTCAGGCTCAGAAATTCGGCATTTTCTTTGATGCCCAACGCGCGGCGCAAGCAAAGCAATTTCAGGCCGCAATATCGCTCATGAAGGGCGAAATATCGGCGCTTGCCCTACATGTCGGCCAACAGGCAATTCCGGCCATTCAAAATTGGCTGATTGGGCTACAGGGCTTACTTCCGGTCTTGGAAAAATTCGGCAAGCTTTTATGGGATGTACTACACGCTCCGTGGAATTTGGTAAAAGATGTCAAGGCGCTCAATCAGGCTTGGCGTGATGCCGTACAGGCGCAAACCGATTTCCAGGTACACCTCCAAAATTTGACGGCAGGCGAGCGCGCGGCAAGCGAAGAAGAAAATAAAATTACCAAGAGCGTGAAAGAGCACACTGCGTCCCTGGCGTCACTTATTGAA